AGTAGTCCCGTTCCAGTCACGACACCAAGTTTGTACTAGTGCATTAATGCCTTCGATCTGACCATTTAACTGTTTGCTGGCTTTGATAGTTAGTGCTGTTTTCGCAATTTTTGAATTAGGCGGATCAGTAGCAGGATTAGCGTTACTGTATCCCGTTAGTGTGTGTAAAATAGCTGTGTGAGTATACCGATAGTCTGGGTGTGGCTCAGCACTGTCGCCGGTGGCTCGACGTACACGAACTTGTACCGTGTCATTAACACCCCAAGTACGCTGCTTGGTAATAGTCCAAGTAAAGCCGTCTTTTATATACGCACCACCAGTAATTGTATTACCCAGTGTAGTAACTGTGGTAGTATACTCGTAGTAACCTCCACTTTCGCCACCAGAATCACCAGTTTGAATAGTACTTTCTGTTATAGTAGCTGTACCACTTATTGTACCACCAATAGTTTGAGTAGTCCAAGTCTGCCAATCACCCGCACCAACACGATACTCAAAATCAAAGCGAACGGGTGCTGCACGATTTTCACCAGCCCCAGAACCTTGCACTTTTACATGACGTAAACCTTGTGGAAAGTGTAGTGCAACTGTGAATTTTTCGCAAGGTTGAGTTAGTGCAAGTTCAGCCCAAGGACCGGGAGTTGTTTGTGGAGTCCATGGATACCCTGTACGTGCAGGAGGTAACCCGTCTGTGAAACCGGGGCCTGGACAGCTAAGAGTTAGTCCGCTGTATTTTTGTTCAATATCGCGACCATAGATGCCGTTAAAGCGAGCTAAGTTGTCTGCACTAGGCTCAGTTTTGCGATCTAAGGTAACACGACGAACTTCGTTGTTGGGCGCGTCACCTTCGTAGTTGATTAGGGGAATTTGACCTACACGAATACTGCTGTCATCAATTTCCAGTGGGCCGTACCCCCAAGCAAGCAACATGTCCAAATAGCTTTCGGAGGCGTTGGCTACAATTCCATTACTGTCAGGTGTGCCTGTAAATCGTGCGTAATTTTGTGCAGCCAGTGGTGGCGTAATACGCATGCGTCCAAGAATTACTGGAATTGAGCCATAGCGGTTTGCGGAATTTTGGTTGCCTTGTAGCAGTAGCTGTGCTGTGCTAGAAGTGTCTTGTCCACTGGGCTGACTAGGTGGACGAATAGGTGCAATTACGTTTACTAAATAAGTTCCTGCAACTGTAGCTGCTGCACTAACTGCTGCAAATGTTGCTATTTGCGCAGGACCTGCCGTTGCTAAAGCACCTACATTGGCTAAATTTGCAGCACCTAAACCAATTTGCATAGCCACAACTGCAACAGCAATTGTTAGTACCAATCTAACGGCTTCTTTGCCAGGCACAGCACGATACTCAATTGTATCAGTATCAGATACCACTGTGGTTGCCCACAACTCTTTGGGCACAACACGACCATTTACCATAATGGTTACGTGCTTTTTTAACTTATCCGAAACTTGCCACTGTTGATTTACTACTTCGTACACTAGTTGTAGTGTACTGCCAGGCACAACTTGCATTGTAACACGTTCAGTACGCAGTGGATGTGGTACCGCGTGCATTAACACACCAGTTTGTGCACGATATTTGTAGTATCCAACAATGCGATTTTTCCACTCGGTGCTGGAAAAGTTTTCCACAGCTGATGCGTACTTTTCACGAGCGTGTAAGAATTGTGTTGAGCTAATTGCCACACCAATGTGCGATTCTGCTCCAAACATGCGAAATAGCACAACACAGCCTGGTTCAGGTTCACCAAGAACCTCCCAGCCTTCTTTGTGTTGTGCAATCTTTTCATGCAACAGTTTAGGGTCGTTTACATCATACTCACCACTAAAGCTTGGTAAGTCAATGCTAAACTCTTGTTGGTATACTAATCGTACCAAGCCCCAGCAGTCGCAGCCATTTATATCACGGCCGCCATCTTTAAAAGGTATATTTACATATTTATTTGACCACATTAAAATAATCCTGGAAAGTATTTGGGGCTAAACGAATGCTGTGGAAATGGTTCGCGTTCGTAGTCAATCATAGCTAGCTCAGCAGATACTGTGTTTGCGTTATATGTTATACTACTAATATAGAATCCAAACACAGTTCTAATTAATGGAGTTACGTATCGAGTAACATCATTCAAAGTTAGTGTACATCGAGGTGCTTGTGCTTCATCTTCGCTGGGAAGTGTTATTTCCATTGGCAGGAACGTAAAGTTTTGATTACGACTACGTACACCGTATATTACCTCATCCGCTGTTTCACTAATACGTTGAGTATACCCATCAGATAATCTGGCTACTATTTGAGTTGGATTTTGTGGGTCATATACTGTTAGCAAAAAGAAAAGATCTGCATCAGCATCTGGAGAAAAAACAGCACGTAGTGCTGCTGGTGACATAGTCGTTAATCTGCTCATGGTAATATTTCTAGTTGAAAGGCTACTGTCCAGTAGCCTGGAGCTAAATAAGTTGTTGTGTAGTGATTTCCTGAACCTTGCGGAACTATTCGAACTTCAACCATTTGGTTTGTTCTGGGGTGCCTAAAACCGTAGCGAGCTGTACCTCGAAGTGTATTTTCCACAAAACTTTCAAAATCAGCTACTTGCGTAGTTGTCATGATAAAAGTCACTTGCATAGTGCTGGGACTTTTACCACGACGACGTTGCTTGGCAGGACCAGAGTCCATTGGTGATCTTAGTACAAGAACACCTCCGGTTTCGGAATAACCTTTTTGCGGGCTTTGAGGCAAGCTTGCAGGCCAGACATAGCTATAAGCCATACTTATCTCCTAATTAATTGTGGACGTAAACCATAAGTACCGCCGACGGCTCGTTGCGATGCACTACCACTGCGTGTCATGTCAGCAGCAGCCATGTCACCAATGATTACTTCAATTTTACGATTACCACGTGAATCAACAGTTTCACGTGTTTCAGCTTTTTCGGTTCCATAGTTGTTTACCACTACATCAACATTTGTTTGTTGTTGATTACTGCGAACACCAAGATTGCCATTACTGTCGCGCTTTAGGGGCATAATAGCTTCTGGACCTGCTTCACCCATTAGTCCAGTACCTTTGGCAAACTTAAACATTGTAGGTGAATTAACAATTGAGTTGGTAAATGCGCCACCTTTGGCAAATGCTTGTGCTGGCATTGCGTAGTCAAACACACCTCCTTTTGCGTACCCTGGCTGTCCCATAACTGCAGGACCCGCAGGCTGTGTAGTACCAAAAAGACTGGACACTCCTGCCATTATGCCTGGACGTAGTGCTTGCCAAATACTTTGTGATTGTTGACGTAGCTCGAATCTGGCAATATCTGCAATCATGGTGTTTATTAAGTCACTGAAACTTAATTTACCAGTTTGTGCAAATGTTACCATTGCATCTGCCATACCATCAAAACTATTTTTAAATATGTCTGCGTATGCTAGTTGGCGCTGTACCAAGTCTTTGTTAAGGTCGCGCAACTTTAGGGTTTGGTCGTATTGACGATTGATTGCTGCTGTTGC